AATCATCTTTTAATCTACACTCTTCTTCATTTTCATAATAATCTGCACCCAATAATAACGTATCCTCAATTATACAATTTTCTGAGATGGAAGATCGTAAACCAATTACAGAATTTTTAATTTTTGATTTATGAATGTAACATCCATCACCAATAGTACTTTTTAATACATGAGAACCTAACATTTTTGTAGGTGGTAAAAACCTCAAAGAAGTATAAATAGGTGCATCAACATCATAAAATGAAAATGGCGAATCATCCTCATTACATTGTAAATTCGCATTATAAAATGATTTAATTGTACCTATATCTTCCCAGTAATCATCGTGAATATAAGATTGAACATGCATACCCATACTCGTAGCATGTGGTATAATTTCTCCGCCAAAGTCCATTTTATCTTCACAGTAAATGGTTAATAAATCTTTCATAATCTTAGCAGAAAAAACATAAACGCCCATAGACGCAATGTAAGGCTTTGTTTCGTTAGAAATCAGAGAATCAGCTAAAGTAGAAAAATCCACAGCCATTCTCAATAAATCATCACCTTTTGGTTTTTCTGCAAAATCTATTACTCGTCCATTTATATCAATCTTCATTAAACCAAACGATCCCGCTTTATCTTCATCTACCGGAATTGCTGAAACTGTAATATCCGCACAAGTTCGTCGATGGTGCATAATAAGAGATTTATAATCCATTCTATACAGGTGATCCCCAGATAAAATAAGATATTCATCACACCCAGAATCATTAAAAAGCCATTGGTATTGTCTAACAGCATCTGCAGTACCTTGAAACCATGTCTTATTATCTTGAGACTGTTGTGCAGCTAAAACCTCAACAAACCCAGATTTATAATAAGATCCCATACAGTTATACGCCCTTGAAATATGTCTATTGAGAGATGCAGAATTAAATTGTGTTAAGCAGTAAATCTTATTAATATCACTATTAATACAATTAGACACGGGTATATCAATCAAACGATAATTCGCCCCAAGTGGTACTGCCGGTTTAGCACGCTTCTCCGTTAAAGGATACAATCGCGTACCTTGACCCCCACCTAAAATTATAGACAAAACATTATCCATAGTCGTTGAAATTTCACATTTCTCAATACCATTTTTGGCAATAGAATCAATACGTTTTTTTATTTCATCAAATTCCAAATCGTAATTATCGTTTATTAATGTATACCCATGTTTTCCTCCATTCATTATCGACACAACAGTTGGTTTCGATTTACGCTTTTTAGAAACTGTCTGGTTCTCCCCATTTTTCTCTCCATTTTCTGACCAAGTTTCCGAGTCGTTCTGTTGAGAAGCGCGAACTTTGTTTGTTTTTCCGAGGCGCCCCCGGACACTCGCGATTTTGCGATTCGTATGTATTAAGTCTTTCCCATATAAGTCTTTGTATGTCTTCTGGGAGGTCGTTTGTCGCTTGACAAAACGAGAGTTTATAGTCGTACGTGTGTAAGGCAATGTAATCGTCCATTTCATTATTTATTTGTTTAATAAATTATTTATACTTTAAGTACTTAGGTCTATAATGAGCAAATGTTTTATCGTGTTTATTATATTCTAATATAACCCGTTCACCAGCATCATTTTCTGTAATAATTCTAGCATTAGTATTTTCAGGTGATATCATTATATTATTATGCAAGGAGTCTCTGGATATATTACGCAAGGAGTCTTTGGGTATATTATCTAAACTAGATTTACTAGATTTACTAGAATGTAATAAACGACATACACTGTTATAGAATGTATACATACTGTTATTAATTCAATTTATTTTTTTATATACTAAATACAAGATGGTTTCACTCCAGGAGTTACCTAAAAAGATTCAGTACATAACAATAGATTCAAATTTTGTAAATGGTACGAATAATACATTCTCCTTTGATTTAAACCTTGAATCAAATACTCATGTATCAGATATAAATAAAGTATGTGGTTTAAAAGTCGTTGATTTCTACGTAACACAAGTGGGTGTATCTGGTGGTGGTACAGGTAATGGTGCAAAATATATAGATATTGTATGTGATGATATACCAAAAACGGCACAAATTCTAAATGAACGAAAAGGACAAATATTTACACGTATACCTTTAGAAAGAATATTTGATGGTTCAAGTAATTTTAAAATACAAGATAAACAATGGAAATCTTTTAATAGACCAACGTCTTTATTTAACCCCATATCCATCCAGCAGCTCAATTTTGAAATATATGAACAACAAGGTGACGGGGATTATGTAAAACTACAACCTGATTCTGAATGGTTCATGACACTAGAAGTAACAACTATAGACGTTAAAGAAAAACCTATAAATAGAGAAGTTCAAATTTTAGAAGCTTTACATAAACTTATCGGGAAGATAGATGAACTCAACATAAATGTTGAAAAACTTCCAGATAAACATGATATAGAAAAAATAGAAAAAGAAAAAAAGAAAAAATACCCATTACGATACTTGGTATTATTTATAACGCTCATCGTAGGTGGTTTTATATTTGTTAAAAACAAATTTACGCCTTCGGTTCCGCAGCCTTCTTTTTAACGACACGTTTAACTGTCTTTTTTGGGGCTTCTGGAGTTGGTTCTGGAGTTGGTGCTGGAGCTGGTGGGGGTGGAGTTGGTGGAGTTGGAGTTGGTGGGGCTGAAGCTTTAGCTTCTTCTGCTAATTTTTTCAATCTTCTATTTTCTTCGGAGAAGTTAATTGGTGGCATTGTATAATATATATAAAGGAAATATTATCTTTATATTAAATGTTATTCATTGGCCCATCTCTCCTGAGTGGAATAGGTCAACTCACAAAAAAATATATGGATCTTTTCCCTGGAAGTCGGTATATTCAGTTACATGAAGATATACCAAAATGTGAAAAAGCTTTTATATTTGCTTTACCTATCCAATATTGGTTAGATAGAATACCAGAAATCAAAAGTAAAATAAAAAACGTAACGTGTATGACAATATGTGAAACTGAAACCGTACATGAAGATTATGGAAAACTTTTTAAACTATTCGATAGAATTGCCGTACCGAGCGAATTCTGTAAAATGGTATTTAAAAGACAGTTTCCTGATACAGAATTTTACATTTTACATGCACACGTACCCGATAAAAGACCGTATACGTTTTACCATATAGGTAACGTGTACGATCCAAGGAAAAACTTTAATAAAATATTAGAAGCATTTATACGACTAAACAAACCGGATGCTAAACTTCTAATTAAAGCAACGTGTAAAATTCCCGTTCAATTAAATATACCAAATGTAACAATAATAAACGATCTCGTATCCGACGAAAAAATGGAAGAAATACACGCTCGTGGAGATTGTTACGTAAGTTTCTCGTCTTCAGAAGGTGTTGGTATGGGTGCAGTTGAAGCAGCTCTTAGAAACAAACCCGTTATAATAACAGATTATGGAGCTCCACCAGAATATATTAAAACGCCGTACACAATAGAGTGTGATATTCAATACCTTAAAAACGATGACTTTTTATTTAAGAAGGGTATGCAATGGGGAAACCCAAACATGGAACAACTTTTGGAATTCATGGAAGATGCATATAACAAAAAACTAAGGTATATGGATCATCCGACAACTCGAATGTTAACGTGCAAGGAAAACGTATTACAAGAATTCGTTACTAATGTATTTAATAAGTAAAATAATAAAATATTATGACATATCTAATCGTTTCAAATCTTCATTTACCATTTCTTCTATCATTTTTTCAAGTGATGTAGATCTTGGATTCCAATTTAATTTTTTTACAGCTTTTGACGGATCACCTAATAATTTATCAACTTCTGTTGGTCTAAAAAATTCTGGATCTACACGTACAATAATTTTACCAGTTTTTGCATCTATACCAACTTCTTCCAACCCTTCACCTTCGAATTTTAAATCTATATCAACACATTTAAATGCAATACGTACAAAATCCCTAACCGATGTTGTTTCACCCGTTGCTATAACATAATCTTCAGGTTCATCTTTTTGAAGAATTTTCCACATACATTCTACATAATCTCGTGCATGTCCCCAATCACGTGTAGCATTTAAATTTCCTAGATATAAACAATCTTGTTTACCCCTTTTAACATTTGACACCCCTATTGTAATTTTACGTGTAACAAAATTTTCACCTCTTCTTGGAGATTCATGATTAAACATTATACCATTACACGCATACATACCGTATATTTCCCTATAGTTAACTATAGACCAATATCCCATAAGTTTTGAAACACCATACGGTGACCTAGGATAGAAAGCCGTATTTTCAGTTTGAGGTACCTCTCTAACTTTACCAAAAAGTTCCGACGTTGAAGCCTGATATAATTTACATGTTTTAATTTTACCCGATAATCGTATAGCTTCTAGAATTCTTAAAACACCCATGCCATCAACTTCAGAGGTATATACAGGTATTTTAAATGATAACCCAACGTGTGATTGTGCAGCTAAATTGTATATCTCATTTGGATTTATTTTATTGATAACATCGGATAATGATGCTGAATCGGTTACGTCTCCGTAATGCATGTGTAAATTTTTATGTTGTCTGTATATTGGATCTATAACAGTATTAACACGCGATTCTGTAAACGAAGAACGTCTTTCTATACCATGAACTTCATACCCCTTTTCTAATAAAAATTCAGCTAAATATGATCCATCTTGACCAGTTATACCTGTAATTAATGCGATCATATAATTTTATTAAAAGTTACAATCTTTAAATAAATTTAAATAAAATTATATGAACGGTATATAAAAAATCATTTTATAAATTAAGTAAAACGTTTTACAAAAATTCGTCACCAATGTAATTAGTGAGGTAAGTGATGATACCGGCCAAAATGGCGCCGGACATGAGTGATCCTCTCTGAGCTATAAGCATGGCGACAATATCGTCTATGAATTTAACATTAGTTGGTTTCTTGAGAAGTTCTGGTACTATTTTCGAAATTGCAAGGTAAAGTGCCATAGATATTATGACAGGTCTAAGCGTTTCCTGGTCTAACATTTATAATAAGGAAACATTTATTTCTGGCTTCGTTCCTAATATTTGATTATCTATCCTATGTTTTTTACAGTATTTTCCACATACAGCTTTAAAAGAACATTTCTTTCCTGATAAAGTAAATGCCTGACATATATTTTTATTTTCAGTATTTTGATTATCTGGTGCAGTCTGTAAAACTTTGATAGGTCTTGTCTTTTGACATTCAAGTTTCTTTTTTCTCATTTTATCTATAATCGACGCCATTTCATCTGGTGTCTTATTTGTAATATTTAACCTTTTTGATACATTTAAACAATCATCGTATGATTCAAGTGATGTTTGACGTCTATCTATCAAAACAGTTTTTCTATCTGTGAATTGTTTACCCTTGACACAGGGAAGTAAAAAATTGCTAGTCATTTTTTTATGTTTGGTAATATTAACAACCACTTAGGTTAGTAAAGAATGCAATTTATTACAAAAAATAATAAAAAAGAACATAAACCAAAATGTAAAAAATGTAAAAAGACTACAAATAAACTACATAATACATGTTGGGATTGTCATTTAAAAAATGAAATGAAAAAACTTATAATAAGGGAAATCGGACGTACGAAAAGATGGGAACAAAATTACAAAAATGCTACAACTTATAATAATTTTAATAAATTGATTACAACTTCTACGTCAGAAAAACAGTTAAAAAAAGCGTATAAAAAGGGTGCTTTAAAAATACACCCAAACAAAGGTGGAAACCCTGAAAATTTCATAAAGTTTAAAAATTTATACAATAACAAATTAAGAAACTTTTAATAATATAAAAGATAAAAACTTATACTTTATAATGTATCTTAAATGGACATCAGAATGTTATTTATGTAATTGTCCTTTAGATCCTCATATAAACACAAAAAATACCGAAGAACGTATTATTATTCGTGAATTTAGGAAATTACACCCAATTTTCACTATTAATAATGAATTATATTTAAAATTTTTCGATATGACAATACGACGAGTATGTTATGCATGTTATTCAAATTCGTATAATAAAATCCATCCATCATTTTTTAGAGAACGTGAATATGGTCGTATAAAAAATATATTTCCACAACCCAAGTCAAAAACAAAAGAGGAATTATTATATTGGTTTGAAGACCTAAAAAGATACTTAAGTAAAAGACTATATACATAATAAATGAGTGAAAGTATTCAAAAACTCACACACGTGGAACATATTTTAAAACGTCCAGATTCATATGTTGGACCAGTTTCACGTGTAGCTGAGCCATATTGGGTATACGAAAACGACCACTTTGAAAGAAAAAATGTTGTATATTCACCGGCACTTTTAAAGATATTTGATGAAATTTTGGTAAATGCAATTGATCGTAATTCAATGTACCCTAAAAATGTATCATCACTTGGAGTTTCTATAGATGTGACATCCGGTGAAATAACAATTGAAAATAATGGACCTCTGGGTGGTATAGCAGTAAAAATGCATGAAAAAGAAGGTATATGGAATCCAGAATTGACATTTGGTCATTTACTCACGAGTACAAATTACGATGATACACAAAAACGCGTTGTTGGTGGTCGTAATGGGTACGGGGCAAAACTTACAAACGTTTATTCAACAAAGTTTTCTATAAAAATAAAAGATGGTGAAAACAAGTGTATATACACCCAAGAATGGTCTAATAATATGAAAACGTGTGGTATCCCAAAAATAAAGAAATATTCAAGTTCGACATCAAGTGTTTCTATTTCTTTTATACCAGATTGGAAACGATTTGGTATGTCTAAAATGGATACTTCTATATACAAAATTTTTGAAAAACGGGTTTATGATGCAAATATATGTACGACGCAGAATTGTAAAGTTAAATTTCAGGGAAATCTTTTACCGAAATGTACATTTGCAAATTATTGTAAAATGTATACAAAAACAGATGAAATGTGTACGATTACGAGTGATAGATGGTCTGTCTGTATTGCACCTTCAGATGATGGGTTTGAACACGTATCATTTGTAAATGGTATATGTACAATGAAAGGTGGTTCACATGTCGATCATGTATCTGGTATACTCGCAAATGGTATTATTGAAGATATGGCAAAAAAGATAAAACTTAGACCACAACAAGTAAAAAATGCATTTTTTATTTTTGTAAAGGCTACACTTGTAAATCCAATGTTTAGTAGTCAGGTTAAATCTGAATGTACTCTCAAACCACAGGATTTTGGTAGTAAATTCGAACCACCAAAAACTTTTATTAAAAATATTTTGAAAACTGGTATACAAGATGAACTACTTGCATTATCAAAATTTCGAGAAATGAAAGAACTCAAAAAAACAGATGGTTCTCGTAAATCAAAAATATCGGGTATACCAAAACTTGATGATGCAAATAAAGCGGGTACACAGCAGTCAAGTAAATGCACTCTTATAATAACAGAAGGCGACTCTGCAAAAACATTGGCAATTTCCGGTCTTTCTATAGTTGGAAGAGATCATTATGGTGTATTTCCCCTTCGAGGTAAATGTAAAAATGTACGTGATGCAAGTGTAAAACAACTCACCGAAAATAAAGAATTCAATGATCTTAAAAAGATTTTGGGTCTTCAACAGGGTAAAGTATATACGTCACTTTCCGAACTTCGTTATGGTAAACTCATGATAATGACAGATGCAGATAACGATGGAAGTCATATAAAAGGATTGATACTTAATATGATTCATTATTTTTGGCCGAGTTTATTGGATTTGAAATTTGTAGTAAGTATGGTAACTCCTATCATAAAAGCAACAAAGGGGTCGGAAACAAGGTCGTTTTATACAGATTCATCGTTTAGACAGTGGTATGGAAATGGAAAACATGGTTGGAAAATAAAGTATTATAAGGGTCTTGGTACATCTACATCTGCAGAAGCACGTGAATATTTTAAAAGAATAAAAGATTTGACAGTTCAGTTCGATACAGATAAATGTATGGACGACTCGATAATCTTAGCATTTGATAAAACAAAATCTGATTTACGTAAAACGTGGTTACTTGAAAGTAGTGAAAAAAATTCATCAGAACTCGAAATACCATATGGAAATGTTAATCGTCTCGGCGTTTCTGATTTCATTCATAAAGATCTCGTAAACTTCAGTCTTGCCGACTTGAAAAGATCAATCGCACATGTATCAGATGGTTTAAAACCTTCACAGCGAAAGGTGTTATATGCATGTTTTACCAAAAATCTTACAACTGAAATGAAAGTTGCACAATTAGCGGCATACGTTTCGGAAAAAACATCATACCATCACGGTGAAGTATCTTTAGCGGATACAATTGTAAAATTGGCGCACGATTTTACTGGTTCAAATAACATTAATTTACTTGAACCATGTGGTCAATTTGGAACGAGACTTATGGGTGGTAAAGATGCAAGTCAAACTAGGTATATTTTTACAAAACTTACTAAAAATGCGAGAATACTTTTTGATCCGAAGGATGATCCAGTATTAAATTATCTCGATGATGATGGTAAACAGATAGAGCCGGAATACTATGTACCTATTCTACCAACTGTTTTAGTAAATGGAACTGAAGGTATTGGTACAGGTTTTAGTTCTTATATACCCCCATTTAATCCGTTAGATATTAAACAAAATATTGAACGTATAATTTCAGGTAAAAACATTATTCCTATGAAACCATGGTTTGATAAATTTAACGGTCGTGTATTCAATAATGAAGATAACTTGTGGATTACAGAAGGTGTATGGAGATGCTCTAATAAAAATATATTAATTACAGAACTACCACCCGGAAGATGGACTCAGGAATACAAGGAATATTTAGATACACTTGTCGAAAAAAAGAAAATTTCAAGTTATATAAATAATAGTACAACTGAAAACGTGAACTTTGAAATTATGGGGTATACGGGTAATAACGTTATAAAAGATTTTAAACTCCAAAAAACGTTTCATGTATCAAATATGCATTTATTTCATCCAGAGAAAGGTATTTATAAATATACGAGCCCAGAAGAGATACTCGTTGACTTTGTTGATATACGAACAGAAACGTATAAGAAAAGAAAATTACATCTTATCAATAGTTTGAAAAATAAAGTTAAAAAATTGGAAAATACTTCACGGTTTGTTGACATGGTTATACACGAAAAACTAATTGTTTTTAAACGTAAACGTTCCGAACTCGAAAAGGAAATGGGAAAGATATTTGATAAAATAGATAATTCATATGAATACCTCTTAAATATCAAAACATATCAGTACACTCACGAAGCCGTACAAAATCTCAGGGAAGAAACCACAAAAACAAAAAACGAACTCGAAGCGTTGCAAAATATGTCATGTATTGATATGTGGAAAAGGGATTTAAAAATATATAAACAGTAAGTAGTATAGTATGTGTGATACATCTGGCCCAAATACAGGTGCTATCATATCACTTAATGCCATTGGTAAACAGGATACATACCTTTTAGATGATGATCCTGTCCATTCGTTCTTTAAGTACGATGTAAAAAAACATTCAAATTTTACAAAATTTCATAAAAGTACAACTATAAGTAAACCATCTACATCTTCATCATCATGGCCTTTTGGTGAAACTATAAAAGTTACACTTAACCCCAGAAATATGGGTGATCTTTTATCAAATATGTACGTGTCGTTTAATTTACCAGGTTTAACTGGTAACGATAGTTATTACGCAGACCAAATAGGTAGACATATTCTCAAAACTGTAACTATGCGTGTTGACGAAACAGTTGTTGAAATATTCCACGGGGATTGGGGCATTATATACGATGAATTATATTTAGATGAATCTGAAAAAAGAACAAAAAGATACACTTTAAATAGAAATAATGCTGAAGATACATCATTAACTACTAATAATCAAATTCTAACACAACAAAAATCACATGTATTTATACCTATACCACTTTTATTTTCGCGTAAATATGAAAGTGATGAATATGAAACAAATAAACCAAATAGGCCTTATTTTCCAACATGTGCTATACACAAACAAAAACTCGAGTTTATATTTGAATTTCATAAACAAGCATTTTTTACAAATGAAACAGATACACTCTCTTTAGATAAGTTTGATATCGTTACAGAAGAAATAACAATAGAACCAAGTGAGCGTATGTATATTGCAGGTAAAAAACATGTTTTAATTACAGATATTGTTAAAAAACATCCTACATTGGATATAGATGCAGGTACATTGAACGCTAAACTCGAACTTATACCAAAAACACCCGTTAAAACACTCAATTGGTTTTTTAGACAGAAATCATTTGAAGATGAAAATACATACGAGGGTGGAACTACTTTACGTTCGAATGTATTTGCTAACAGGTATAATTTCTCATCAAATGTTGAATATTCTGTAACAAATGAATTCTATAACCCACCAATGGAAAAAGCTAAAATATTTGTAAACGGTGAAGATATGCCAAATATTCAAAAATGTAATCACAAATATTTCAAATATATCGTTCCATTCACAAGTCGTTTATCAAGACCATTGCGTAATATTTACACATATGCATTCTCGATGAATCCGATTAATGTGGAGCCATCGGGAATGTTAGATTTTAGCCGTTTACAATCAAATAGAACTGTTTTAGATGTCACTATGAAAGAAAGTCTTACAAGTGATTATACTTTACATTTATACTATGTAGGTTATCAAACATTTATTTTTGAAAATGGGGTAATGACACTTGTTTAGAAAAAAGTGCATTTTTATGATCGTGAATATACTCGATTATATTATTTTTTATACACCATCTTATGAAATTCAACTGTGCTACAGTAGTATGTATTTCATCAGGTGTACCTGGTACATGATACGATATCTTAGAAGATCTACAAAACGGATCGAATAATTTTTTACTATATCCATCTAAACTCGATTTATAAGCGCAATGTACACTGAATATTTTACCGTCTTTTGTTTTATATGATAAGTTGTTTTTCTTTGAATAATTTGTTATAAACCATTCAAGGTTTCGTAAAGAAATACCCCCTGTTTTATTGAGAATTTCTAAAAGTGTAGCTCTATTCTCGGGTACGTTATAAAAGGTATCGATTGATGTTAGTAGAATAGCTGACTTATTCATTATTACATTATTCCACGCAATTCTCTAAATCCCTTTCTTGTCACTTCACACGCCGGACACCCCGGTTTAAATATACATTCTGTTAAACTATGTGTATGTCTTATACCATCGCTATTTTTAGGTGTCATTTCTATAGGTCCCATAAGTTGTGGTTGATCAGCATGACTTCCACACATTCCATTATCTTTAGCCCTTGCAAGACACGGTGTACCATCCTTTTTAAAACCTTTACAAAATTTAGATGAATCTGGAATAAACTGGCATAATAACTTTGAATTCATATACAATTCTTTAGAAAGTATCATACACATTTCTACACGTGCTACGTGTCGTTCTTCATCGAGACGTTTATTTATAATTGGTAATAAATCATCTACAAGTTCATGTTTCTTTTGTTTTCTAGATACCATTATTATATATAACATGTTATTTTTTAAGCGATTTGAACATGTCACTGATTTTTTGTTGACCTTCTTCAACTTCTATTTTCTTCTTTGGACGTCTCTTTGGTTTTACACGTGTTAAAAGTTCACCAAATATCTCTTCTTTCGGATCTTCAAAGAGTGGTTCAATTAAATCACACACGGGGTTTAAGAATTTATTTATGAAATAGTATGCATAATCAACTTTTAAATCGTTGTCTTTTGCATATTTTGGATCTTCGGCTTTTTCATACGCTTTTGCTTTAGGGTCTCCTGTATCTAGAAGAATATAAGGTACACGATCACCCGATTGTGGTTCTGAACCAGGTTGTCGATCCCTCATTTTATTACGCACTTGAACATGTGCCAGATTTTGAGACTTATATGAATCGGATAAACCCTGACTTAATATAAGTTTCTCATTAGGTACATCACCTTCAATAAGTTCAATAGCTCTTTGTAAAGCAAGAGCCTTTGGAGGACCTGTATCACTACTTTCTAAAACAACATCTAGAAGTTCTTTACATACTTCACGCATGTGAGGTGTATTATCTCTTCTTACTAGTTGAAGACCCTTTACATCTATATAATCCATATTCATATTACCATCCTTCCCTTTTGTCCAAAGTTTTGCAGCATACCGTTTCTTTGAATACAAAAAATAAGGACAATACACCTTTTCGAGTTCGAGATTATTAGGCGCCTTGAAAAGTTTAGTACATTCTTCGGCAGCCCGTTCACCTATTTCCCAACTATATTCAATTGCTTCTTTACCTTTACGATTACCTACATCAAATTCAACCATAACAGAATCAGTGTCTCCATATCTTACTTTTGAACCTGGGAAATTCTTTTCAACATATGCCTTTGTTTCGTCAATCATACTCCTACCTTTTAGAGTTACAGTTGATGCAATTTGCACGCACGGTAACATACCCTTTGCAGCACCTGTAAAACCATATACAGAGTTCATGGATACTTTATACGCCAATTGTTTACCGTTATACATTTCTTTCAAGGCACCAGTTGATTTCGCCATATCTTTTTTTGCTTGTTTACGAAACTGTTTCAATTCTAAAAGAATATTCGGTAAAAGACTTGGAACATCTTGTGCAAATTTAGAAAAACCAAATGTTTCATATTTTACACCGGGTATATTCTCATATTTCGAATCCATAACGAGTGTCGAATAACATAAGTTATGTGCCATCATGATAGATGGATATAGACCTTCAAAATCCAATGCAGTAATTGGTGTATAATACGCCCCTTTTTGCGCTTCGAGAACGGTCGCACCCTCGTAACCATCTGCAGAATATTGACCCCACATTATTGTTGGGACCATAAATCCCATTTCACGTGCCTTTTTCGTCAACAAACTAAACACTTTAATTTGCTGCCCTCTCTCTACAAGGTAACATAATGGAACCCATGTTGCTTTAGCCATTTCTAGAAGATTAATAAGTGTACATAACTTTGATAATAGACGATGTGGTAAAAGTGTATCCTTAATACAATATTCAGCAACTTCACGTAACTTTACAGGATCTTCTTCAACAAATCGCGCAAACATCTCTTTAGGTGGCATATCAATTTTATTATCACCAAGGTACAATTTAGAAACATTATCGAGCTTATATGAATCAAGTTTATACCCTTTCTTTACCTCATGGAATAAATCAAAAATAAATCGTCCAGGCATAGGTAAAATTTTAAGGTCGTTATCACCAAGTGCACTCGACGATAACTTTTTATATACAAGTTCACATGAATGATTCTTCAGTTTACTCATTTCGTAAAAGGATGGTTCACATTTTGTCATTACTGCGCGTTTCATTATATACTCTAAATCAAAACCAAATATATTCCAACCAGTTATAATATCAATATCCTTTTCCATCATATACTCCTTAAACGCCATTAACATTTCACGTTCCGTATCATAACTTTTAATTTCACACCCTTCGAGATTAGAATCTGTTTTTTTATAACAAAAACACGTTTTATCGTACGGTATATCGGAACCAAATCGTGCAAGTGACACTGCAATTTGAAAACATGCATCATCCCTCACATCCGCATCTGGAAATTTACCAGTAGAACTATTACACTCAATATCAACTGATGCAACCACAAATGGTGCAGTTTCGGGTTTATCTACGGGTTTAAGTGTTTCCCAATCGTTACAGTACAAGTCTATGTTAACATGTGCTAAATGTGAACGAACACATGCATCCCCGGAATCCATCCACCCAGTCGATTGAATATTAGTTCTATGCATTAATCTCAGAACAGGATCAAGATTTGATTCATAAACTTTATATTTTATAGGTTCATCAGGTAAAGTACGTCTCATACGACCATTCACCATACGCCTTGCTGCTAGGTTTTTAAAATTTAATTTCATAAAAATGAAATTTTCATTATTTTGAAATCCCCAAACATCTTTAGATTGAACTATATCGTAACTAATTAAACATTCAGGACAGGTCTTATCTATCTTCATGTATAGATTACTAGCGTCTTTTGATGATGTCTTCTTCGGGAGCTTCACGAAAAAGTATGGTGTAAAACTCGTCGTGACACAAACAGATTTACCTTCATGCGTTTTACCAAAAATACTGATCAAGTGTTCATCTTCCGTGTCTTGTGTTTCCCAAGTGAGTACTTGGAACACGACCATTTTATCTTATTACGTTAATGCTCGATTTTTTTAATATAGTATAGTAGTAAATATGTCAGCTGCTTTGATTGATCTCGTCTCAGTCGGTGCCCAGGATGTCTATATCACAGGCGATCCTCAAGTCTCTTTTTTTAGACAAAACTATAAACGTCACACGAACTTTGCTATTAAACCCGAACGCCTCGATTTTGTAGGTAAATTTCTTTCAGGAAACGAAGTATCCATTCCCATCAAGTCAAAAGGTGATCTTTTGAGTTATATCTGGCTCGAAGGTACAAATATCAATAACAGTAATGCCCCAACCAGTATCTTTAATAGTGATGCTTCACCCAACGATTACACCCAACCAACGGAATTTTCACTCTGGGTAGGTGGCCAGGAAGTTTGCAAATTGGATACAGGTTTTATTAATACCGTTCATACCCACATGTATAATGAAAATCAGGCGAAAGCATCTACATGGGCGGGTTGTGATGGTGGTGGTAGTAACCAGTCAATGAATACCTACGTTATCCCATTCTTCTTCAGTGAAGACTGGACAAAATCTCTCCCACTTGTTGGACTTCAATATCACGAAGTTGAAGTAAGAATCAAATGTAGAAACGGTGATTTTGGAAATACAACTGTTAAGGCGTATGCTTCGTATGTATTCCTCGATACAGAAGAACGAGAATTCTTTGCGAATAACGAACACGAACTTCTCATTACACAAACACAATACCAACCAATGGATCAAGCCGATACAAATGTCGATCTTACGTACTTTAACCATCCAGTTAAATCTATTCACATTGCCAAAACTGGTAAAGGCGCCACTTATCTCTTTGATACAGCGTCTTTGTATATAAATGGTACTCTACTCTTCGAAAACATGTCTCATGAGTACCATCGTTACGTTGTTCCACAAAATCACTGTTCCGTTCTTGCCGAAGGTGGTGACGACATGCCAATTGTATCGTGGCCATTCTGTCTTACCATGAATAAATCTCAACCAACAGGTTCCTTGAACTTTTCGCGTATCGATAATGCGAAAATAACTATCAAAGATCCATCTTCACCAACTGCTGGCGCCGACGCGAAATGCCACTTTACACGTTGTTATGCAGTCAACTATAACATTCTCAGGATTAAGAATGGTATGGGTGGTATTGCATTTGGCAATTAACATATAAAATAACATTTAATTCTTACCAGAAGATCCAAATCCACGCTCACCCCTTTTTGTCTCTTGTAATTCATCAACTTCTTCGATAAGTGGTGTTTCACACTTTTCCAAAATTAATTGCGCGATTCTATCGCCTTGTTTAATTTCGAACGATTCACTCCCGTGATTAAACAAGATAACCTTCAATTCACCCGTATAATCCGGATCAATCACACCGGCACCCGTTTGAATACCATGTTTTACACTTAAACCAGATCTTGGAGCAATACGCCCATATACACCTTTTGGAATAGTCGCACAAATACCCGTACTCACAATACCACGTTCGCATGCATTAATAGTCATATTTTCTATACTGTATAAATCATAACCAACCGAACCTGGGGATGCACGTGTCGGTAAAGTAGCATCGAGCGTTATTCTTTTAATTCTGAGCGTTTCCATTTTTTTATATTTATTCTACGTTCGTTTTCTTTAAAACTATTTAAAATAGTGTAACGTATAATTAAGAAATGAGTTTGAAAATTATTATGGGTAACATGTTTTCTGGAAAGACGTCAGAACTTATTAGACGTTTAAAACGGTACAAAGTTATAGGTAAACGTATTCTCGTTATAAACTCTAAAAAGGATACACGTGCATCCGAAGATGTTTTACGTACTCACGATAACGTTCGTTTTGATTGCGTAAAGACAAATAACCTTGATGAAATAGATTTTTCGGATATAGATGTTATAGCCATAGATGAAGCTCAATTTTTCACCAAACTCAAACCATTTGTAGAAAAGGTTCTCGATTCGGGTAAAACAATTTTACTTGCGGGCCTTGATGGTGATTACAAACAAAGAAAATTTGGGGAACTTATAGATTGTGTACCACTCGCCGATAAAGTGTTTAAAATATCGGCAATGTGTATGGATTGTATGGACGGTACACACGGACCATTTACAAAAAGGATTGTTGAAAATGATAATCTCGAACTCGTCGGTGGAAATAATATGTATAAAGCTGTATGTCGAAAACATTTATAAGGAACAATGCATTTAAAAGAATTGAAAAATCATGTTCATATTTTACAGAGGGAAGTAAATTTACTACCAGAAACTTTTATACGAGATGATCCTCGTAAAGAAGGTGAATGGGTTGGTTCAGAATATCTAAAACAAGTTATGATGTTATATACAGATGGTAAATATGGATGGTTGAAAGGTGGTCAGGATCATGTTCAGGACTCGTGGGTAAGTTGGCCACTTATATGGGATGGTAATTTCATTACAAGTAATTGTAACTTATGCCCAGAAACAACAAAACTCTTATCTTCAATCAAGGGTATACATGTAGCAGGGTTTTCATTAATGAAAGGTGGTGTAAAACTCAAGGAACACGTTGATTATGTAGGTGACGATTATATATTTACATACCATTTAGGTATTAAATGTCCAGAAAACTGTATACTTCACCACATAGAATTAGGTAAAGTTACAGAAGAAAATGGTAAACATATAATTATGAATGCTCGTAAAAAACATTGGGCGGAAAATCAATCAGAAAAGGACAGAATTATTTTATACATGGAGATTTATAACGAAAAATAATATAATATGTATAATACAATGTTTATGATAGAAGAACCTTATGGTATATCACAATTTCAAGCGTGGATAATATCACTTACACTTGGAATTGTTTTATATAGACGACACAAACGTGGTGAAAAATATATTCAGTAAATATATATGGTCAAGGTTTATTTGAAAAAAAGTCCTAGATTTGATAAAAAATTTCGCGTAGTATTCAATAACGAACGTTTCGTTGATTTTGGAGCAAAGGGGTATTCAGATTATACAATACATAAAAATCCCATGCGTATGCGTTCATATATATCAAGACATGGTGGGTTTATACCACACATGATTAGACGTCATAAGGATCCTAAATTTGTGCATGAATCCATGCTCGATGTAAATAGAAGCGATAGAGAAAACTGGGGTAAAACAGGTATCTATACAGCTGGTTTTTGGTCGCGTTGGCTTTTATGGAGCCACCCAGAATTAGAAGGTGCTAAAAAAATAATGTCTAAGAAGTTTGATTTATCTTTTCTTTAAGACCACGGCGTTTAAGGTTTGCTTTTAAAGCAGTCATTAAATTAGCACGTGGATCGCGTCTCATGGGACGGGGTGGAACTGGTGGTGCAGGAGGAATTGGGGGTGCGCGGGATACTGGCGGTGATTTTCTAACTGGTTGAACACGTGGCGTTTGTGAAACGCGTCTAACTCTTGGAACATTTGAATTAATCGTTCTCATAAGGGATTTACACGTTCTCAAAAGTTTTTTTGAATCGCGAACTTGTATTTCCAAAGATGGGGGACGCCGCCTTTCAATTTTCATTTTAAGTTCTTTTTCGCTTAATGGTACACGTTTCCCCCTTATTTTTTTAGTTACACGAAGACCTAAACGTTTTGCTTCATTTTTAAGAGTATCGATCCTCATTTATAATAATCAATATTTTTTTATTTGCTTAATATAAATGTCTTCTAATTGTTCACCTGGTCAGTTAGCTTCTACAATTACATGTTGTTTGTTCTGTTTTTTCTTTATATACAGGCCATCTTCCAACATGCTTAAAATGATACCAGGTCCAAAACCACCTCATTTATTAGGTGCGTGTCTTCTCGCGTGCTGCTGTATGAGTTCGCAAACACTGTCTTTGGGTAGTTGTGCGTACAACCTCGTTGCCGGGGAGAAATATGAAGAAAAAGATAATTAAAAAAAGTTATCAGTTCTATATAATTTAGCCTGGAATGAACCAGTTTGTCCCATTACGGAAACAGTTTCATTCCCATATAATTCTCTACATCCAATATCATCCATACAATCACGATTATCAATCGTTACAGGTAATGAATATATTTGATCTCCTGGTGTTGTTGTGTAATAATGATATTGATCTCGTCTACCCCTAACTTCTTTACCATATAAAGGTAATGTTTCTTCGTCTGAACCTACGAGAACGCCCATTTGCTGAACATATCCAGGTTTATACTCCTTAATAGGTGGATTTCTATATTCCTTTTCTACTGGTATCTGAACTGGTACTTCAATTGGTACACTCACTGGAACTTGTTTTTTAATAATAATTGGATTTCGTAATTGGTATACAATCACGGCAACGAGTATCACTAATGCAATAGTTAATAATTTCTTTTGCGTTTTATTTTTGATCTTCATTTATATATACCAAGATTATTTAGTAATATTACTAAGTGGTCCCAAGTCAATTCGACCAAGTCGATATTGAACGAGTACCCAAAGAAAAAAGAAAATAGATTTTAAAAATTTATTTGCATCTGTATCATCCATTTTATATATTGGACCCATAATACGTCCAAAGAATGTTTCGTCTTTCGTATTACCAGTTACAACCATTTCCATTTGTGTTAAAGCACACGTATCATCATTTATTGACCAATGAAAAAATATAAAAGGTACAAGAAGTGAATAAAACTCGAGATTTTCTTTATTTCTCATGAAGGGTACAACAAGCATGGTTATAAATAGGAGTAAATGAATGAAGAATATTATATTCATATCTATTAGTATGAACGAAGAAAAGAAACTGCCCAAGATATGGCATCCTCAACAGGAGAAGATACTTAAATCCTGGGGTGAAGCCGCCGCCTGTTACAGGTACATGCATTACCAGGCCTATTGTTCGTACAAAAATTTGAGTATGAAATTTACAATTCCGCTTATCATAGTTAGTACAATAACAGGTACGGCTAACTTTGCACAGGAAACATTTCCTCCAACCGTTCAACCATTTGTACCATCTGCAATTGGTGGTCTTAATCTAATAACTGCGATAGCAACAACGATCATGCAGTTTCTTAAAATTAACGAACTCATGGAAGGTCACCGTGTTGCTTCTGTCCAGTATGGTAAAGTTTCTAGAACAATACGTCTAGAATTAACGTTGCCTTTATCTGAAAGAACACAAAGTGGTACGAATATGATTGAAAATATGCGTGCTGAATACGACCGTTTAATAGAACAATCCCCTAATGTACCCAAAAAAATGATAGACGCATTTGAACGTGAATTCCCAGATGATAATGCATTCTTCAAACCAGAAATCATGCATATACAACCCATAAATCCATTTAAGGCTATAGAAGAGAATAAGGTTATAACTAAATTAAAAGATGCAGTTGGAGGTGTAGCTAAGAGAGAACTTAAAAAGGAACTTGATGAAATACGCGGAGTAAAAAAGACTGTTAAAGCGGATATAGAACGTATACAGGAACGTAAGAATGAAATATCAGATTTAAAAGGTAAAGGTCTCGTAAGTTTGAAAGGTGATCTCATGAAAGAACTGCGTCGACGTACTGAACTCATGGAAGTCGTTACAGAATCACCGAAAGACGATTCACAAGATACGCCACCATAATAAATAATGTAAAGTTAAAGACTGTAACACACATTAAATAAGGAAATAGTTTCCTTTTTAAAGGATCTAATACACGTTTTTGAATTGTATCATTTTCCATTATAATATCTAAAGCCTGGGTAGTAAGATCATTATCTTCATTAGACATGGATGCCTTTGTTACAGTATATAAACAAAAAAAGGTTCATGAAAAATCGCTCCACGATCGCGAAATAAAAGAATTTAAATCTCTAATAGAAAATGGTAAGAATGTATTTTTATGTGGTGCTGCTGGGGTAGGTAAAACATTTATTTTGAATAGGGTTTTAGACGAAACAAATAGTATCGAAATTTATGACGAAGTTTTACGTAAAAAAGATATTTATTTATCTACCATAAAAAATTCAAATATGTATGCATATATAGACGATTATGAATCGGATAATGCGTATAAAAGTATAATAGAAACCATATGTGAAGGTGGTGCCATTACAAAAAAACCTCTTATCGTTACATCTAAAAATGTACATATTTTACCAAACTTTAAAATGGTTTTTATACCAAAACGTAAACCCGAACATATACAGACTTTAAAATCTAATCATCCGCGAACACAAATAGCATCTGAAAAATGTAAAGGAAATATAGGAAATTATTTTAATTACCTTAATTTTAATGATGATAAAGACATTTTTAAAACACCAAAAGAAGTTATACAGGATTTTTTCTGTAAACCTGGTGTTATAGATATAGAAGAAACTGTATGCGAACATGGGCATATTTGGGGAGCCGTTCATGAAAATTATCTCGATACTGATCCTGATAACCCCGAAAAAATTATGAATGCTTTGATAAATGCTGATACGTTCGATACAGAACTTTATAAAGGTGAATGGGATTTCATGCCTTACTTTGTTTTACATGCCATGAAACTCCCTAAAATTTATCTAAATAATTTACTCACTCCAGATACAATACGACCAGGAAGTGCGTGGACAAAATACGGAAATCAAAAAATGCGGGAACAAAAGATTGGTAGTATACAAGCGCGTTCAAATACTAAAATGAATCACCAAGAGTTTATGATTTTACGCGAATATGCAAAAAAAGGTGACGTTTCAAAGTTTAAGGAATATAAATTAACACCACAAGATTTCGATGTTATGAATCATTTGGGGTTGCATAATAAACTTAAACAGAGAGATGTTACAAAAATTAAAAAAATGATTAAAGAAGACGCAAGTAAAGTATAATAATGAATACGTCTTCACCCCCGTCTAATAATACCGATGAAGAAGAATATAAAGTGTCTCGAGTCATTGGTAATGAAATTTTATATTATGGTGAAGTTACTGATGTAGATATTCTCGAGTTTATTGAAGATTTTAAGAAACTCGAAATTGATCTTTTAAAAAAGAAAGCCGAACTCATAGGATACGAACCTGTCATACATTTTCATATATGTAGTGAAGGTGGTGATTTATTCGCAGGATTAAGTGCCATGAATATTATCGAAAAATCCCGTGTTAAAGTTGTTACTATAGCACAAGGTGTGTGTTGTTCAGCTGCGACATTTCTTCTTTTAGGTGGTCACGAACGTCGTATAGGTAAAAATGCACACGTTTTAATACACCAAATATCCACAAATGGGTTCTGGGGTAAATATGAAGAGCTCAAGGATGAGATGAAATCGTGTGATAAACTTATGGATATGATTACAAAAACGTATAAGGAAAAAACAACTATACCACAAAAACAATTTAAGAAAATTATGAAACGTGATATGTATTTAGACCCACAAGAATGTATCAAGTATAACGTCGTTCATTCAATTGACTAGATATATCAACGTGTCGTTTATATAAACCGATAACTGATATAATTATTATAAAAATACAAATCGTATTTGCATTTATAGGAATAACCGTGTTTTCTGGAGGCCTAAGTCGCTCCATTCTTTTATAATCTACAACTGGAAGCGTCATCTATTATTATAATGGAAACAATTTTTAAAACTGATAAAAACGGCAATCAAAGGTACACGTCTATTCGAGTAGAAAAACTCGAGGACGGTACTGCAAATATTATTAAAGCAACTGGTGTTGTTGATGGTAAAGAATCTATCTCAACAACACACGTACCACGTGGATATGAAAGTGCCCTGAAACGAGCTAAAACAATGTGGAAAAATTTACAAGTTCCAGATGTTATGCCTATGTTAGCAAATAAATGGGAGGATCGTAAAAGATACATCACGGAACCATTTTACGTACAACCTAAACTTGACGGTGTTCGTTTACTTGTCTCGAACAAAGGTGGGATTTCACGTACGGGTAAACTTGTTCCTGGAACTGAGTACCTTGGTAAAGGACTAAGGGATGGTGAATATCTCGATGGTGAATGTTACGATCCGAATAAAACATTTGAGGAAATTACAAGTTTGTTTAAAACCGACCCAAAACAACTTGAATTTTACGTGTTTGATTATTTTGACGTTAAACGTCCAGAATTATCATTTGAAGAACGTAAAATGTACGTCACTGTAGAAACAAAACTCGTTCGTAAAAAAACGTGTTTGAAACAGTTTCATGAACAGTTCGT